GCCCAATGGCAGGTGGCTTATTCACCATGAGATTGTGACTTTTGACATGGGGTTGGAGCGTTTTGGCCACCAGCTGCTGGCTGAGTTGAACCAGCGCTACCCAAGCCACCAAGTAATGATCTGGGGTGACCCAGCTGGTATGGCCAGGGACGCTATCTATGAGGTTACCGCCTTTGATTACTTGAAAACGCTGGGCTTGAGGGCACAGCCTACTGCCAGCAATGACTTCAAGGTGCGCCGTGAGGCCTCTGCTGCGCCGATGCAGCGCTTGATTGCAGGCCTACCTGGCTTGATAGTCAACCGTGATTGCAAGCTGCTACGCAAAGCGCTTGCAGGTGGATATCACTTTAAGCGTGTAGCTGTTGGCGCAGGACAGGAGCGCTTTAGAGATGCTCCAAACAAGAACGAGCACTCACACATTGGTGACTCATTCGGATATCTGATGCTGGGTGGGGGCGAGTACAACAGGATGACCAGGAACCACCAGCTTGGTGGCAGACCTCAATCACAAACAGTTGCCAGCTTGGAGTTCGACATATTCAGTTGAGCTATCAAAGTGCTATCAGCATTGACTAATGTATAAAACCCAATAGAATCTAATGAAATTTGTTAATGGGAGTTTGCCATGGCGCGTAAAGACCGAATGATGATGAAGGCTCACCTTAATGAGGCCGCAGAAAAGGGTCGAAATGGGGATGCATACCTAGCTCACATGACGGGTGGTGAGCTTGTCCTGCCAAAAGAGTTTGCAAGTGATCCACAGATTCGCGCACTGATTGATGCCAAGTTCAAAAGCCATGGTGTCTCAACAGATAGATACGTTGTCGGCCACAAAGAGAACAGCATCAACCCAGAGACTGGTCAGCCAGAATTTTTTAAACTAAAAAAGTTTGTTGGAACAATTGTTGGGGCCGCTATTGGCGGTCTTGTTGGCGGCCCTACTGGCGCAGTAACAGGCGCAAAAATTGGCGCTACCGTTGACGCTGGTAGAGCAATCACAGACGCTCAAGATCAAGCTAGAACACAAGCCGCTGAAGCTCAGGCGGTTGCAATTCAGCAAGCTCAAATAGCTCGCGATGCCGCAACATCTGAAGCACAGAAAAGCCGAGATGCTGCAGCAAGTGCAGCACAGCTAGCCAGAGATGCCGCAGCCGAGCAGGGTAATTTAACCCGCGCACAACAAGCTGAAATTATTGCCAAGCAGAGCAAATCAACACAAGATCAGATCGATGCGCAAAAAGCTGGCCTAACAACCAGCTTAGAGCAGGCTCGACTTACTGCCGCGCAACAAGCAGAAATGCTTAGAAACCTAACCGTGCAACAAACCGCATCAGCCGATGCCGCTAAAGCACAGCTGTATCAACAGCAAAAGCAATACGAAGAGCAAAAGGTTTCAATGGAGAAGCAGGCCAAAGATCAGGCCGCTGCTCTGGACGCAGAGCGCCGCAAGATTGCACAGCGTGAGTCAGCTCAAATGACCGCTAGACGTAGAGCTGGTAAGCGCTCCTTACTCTCTTCTGCCAGGATAAATCCAGAGCTGGGTATTGCATCTGGCGTTGATTCAACACAGATGAAGACTATGTTGGGGGCATGAAATGACAGATGAAGAGTTTGCCGCCAAGCTTGCAGCCGACGACCTGGCTTTTAAAAATGAACAGGCCCGGCTAAACGCAGAATCACAGGCTCGACTTAATGCCCAAACAAAAGCAGATGCTGATAATTTTGCAAGAGCCCAAGCAGAAATTGCAACCTTGCTAGCAGCTGAACAAAAAAAAATAGCTGAACAGGCTGCTGTTTATAAAGCTCAAGAACTTGCAATTCAAGCCCAAGCCGCCCAGGCTAAAAGAGATGCAGACATAGCGCAAGCAGAGATAGCTAAACAAATAGCAGAGACACAGCGCTTATCTGTTGAGATAGCAGCTAAGTCAAAGTCAGATATTGAATCAGCACAGCGAACCTCTTCAGCAAAAATTGCTGGGCAACGCAAGGCTGGTCGCTTTTCAGCAGACCGCTCAATGTTGTCTGGATACCGCGTTGCTGAAACTGGCCCACCAACTCTAGGCGGCGCTGGCAGCCTTGGCGGTCAAGTTGGTAGCTTTGGCGCAACAGGTCAACTTGGAGTTGGATGATGGAATACGGCACAAACCAAAGCGGCGGCATGCGCTTAACGCCTGAGCAAATTCTCAAGCGACAAACACAAGCTCAGACCAAGAAGGACGAGTTTCAGCAGCTGTACCAAGATGCCTATGAGTTCGCCCTACCCCAGCGCCAGCTCTATGGTGTTTGGGAGGGAAGCTCTACTGGTGCCAAGAAGATGCAGAGGGTCTTTGACTCAACGGCTATCAACAGCACACAGCGCTTTGCTAACAGGTTGCAGTCTGTGGTCTTCCCACCGCAGCGCCGCTGGTGCCGCTTGGAGCCTGGTCTTGACATCCCAACAGATCGTAAGCCACAGGCCCAAGCCATCCTTGAGCTGTACGGCGAGAAGATGTTTGCCCTTCTGCGCCAGTCCAACTTTGACATTGCCATGGGTGAGTTCTTGCTTGACTTGGCCGTTGGTACGTCATGCATGATGGTGCAACCTGGTGACGATACCAACCCGCTGAACTTCATCCCAGTGCCACTGTTCCTGGTGAGCTACGAAGAAGGCGCAAACGGCCAAGTGGACAACGTCTACCGTCGCATGCGCTTAAAGGGCGAAAGCATTCAGCGCCAATGGCCAGATGCTGAGATACCACCAGACATGCAGCGCCGCATTGCTGACAAGCCAACCGATGACATTGAGCTGCTTGAGGCAACAATCTATGACGCAAACCGCGGCGACTACTGCTATCACGTTATTGACAAGCTCAGCAAGGCCGAGCTGGTCTACCGTAGGCGAGCAGTTTCACCTTGGGTTATATCGCGCTACATGAAGGTGGCCGGTGAGATCTATGGCCGTGGCCCATTGATGACTGCCCTGCCCGACATTAAGACGCTGAATAAAACCATTGAGCTGTTGCTGAAGAACGCATCACTTGCAGTCTCTGGCGTGTACACCGCTGCAGATGATGGTGTACTAAACCCAAATACTGTGAAGATTGTTCCTGGCGGCATCATCCCCGTGGCACGAAATGGTGGCCCACAAGGACCATCCCTCATGGCCCTGCCCCGCTCTGGCGACTTCAATGTGTCGCAACTGGTGATTAACGATCTGCGCAGCAACGTCAAGCGGATCTTGCTAGATGAGTCCCTACCCCCAGAGAACATGAGCGCAAGGTCTGCTACCGAGATTGTCGAGCGCATGAAGGAGCTGTCTCAGAACCTGGGCTCTGCCTTTGGTCGCTTGATCAACGAAACCATGATCCCTGTGGTTACCAAGATCTTGGAAGTCATGGATGAGCGTGGCCTGATTGATCTGCCGCTGCGGGTTAATGGTCTTGAGGTCAAAGTCTCCCCCACTTCACCGCTTGCCAATGCGCAAGCCATGGACGAAGTTAACGCTGCCCTGCAGTTTGCCCAGCTCACCCGTGAAATGGGTGCCGAGGGCCAGGTGGCCGTCAAGTTTGGCGAAATGATTGACTACTTGGGTGACAAGCTTGGTGTGCCTGCAGCCTTACGAAACAGTGCAGCTGAGCGAGTCTTTGCAATTGAGCAGCAACAAGCTCAGGATGCCCAAGCCTTGGCAGCTCAGATGGCCATGCAGCAGCAGGGTATGGCGCCACCTGGTCAACCTACCTTGCCAGCACCACAAGGAGCAATGTAATGGACTATGGAAACAGACCAAGCGGCGAAAAAAAAGGTATGGGTTACTTTGGCGAACTCAAAAGACCTAATGGAGATGTATCAACAGAAATATCTGTGGGCGTTGGTATGGACGGCAAAGAGCTGGAAATACCATTGATTGTGCCAACCCTTACAAAAAAAGAACTTAATTACTTATTAACTACAGATGTAGAAAGTAAAACTTTTTTTACGAACATGCCGTCATCCATCATGGACAAAGCATATGAGCATGCAAAAACACGCATCAAATCTGGCATGTCGCCATTTGCTGATGAAGATGAAATGATGGAGCCACCCAAAGAATGAGCTGGGACGAAATTAACGCGATTGGTCAAACGCCAGACATACGAGAAGTTACTCAGCAAAGAGATGACTTAGCCCGGCTGTGTCTTCGCGTCTTTGGTACTGAGGATGGCCAGAAGCTTCTTGAGTGGCTCCGCGCCGTTTATGTAAATGTGCCTATTGCCGTGCCAGGCACAGACCCGGCTCATGCATTCTTTGCTGAAGGGCAGAGAAACGTGGTTCGGGACATTGAGGCTCGGATTAATCAAGCAAGGAAACTATGACCACAGATACCGAAACCTATGTTGAGCCCAGCACAGGCCTACTCGACAATGTCCAGGTGGCAGACGAAAGCAAGGCAGACAATCCACAGGCTGTCGAAATTAACCACAAAGCAGGGGCAGCAACCGAGTTAGCCCCCAGCACCCCACAAGAACGCCCAGAGTGGTTGCCAGAGAATTTTTGGAACCAAGACAAGGGTGAGGCCAACATGGAAGCCATGGCCAAGTCTTATACCGACTTGCGCAAAGTGGTTAGCCAAGGCAAGCACAAGGCCCCAGAGGGCGGCAAGTACGACACCAGCCTATTCAAAACCCAAGACGCTGACAATGACTTGCTTGCCCAAGCATATGTAGGCTGGGCTCAGAAATACGGGATTAGCCAAGTAGCCTTTGATGAGTTGGCGCAAAACGTCAATGAAATGGCTGATGTAATGGCAGGCCCACCAATAGACACGCAGGCTGAAATGAAGTCTCTTGGCCCCAATGCCAATGCCGTGGTCAACGGTATGGTGGACTGGGCAAGAGGTCTGGTCAATAAGGGAGTCTGGTCTTCTGAAGATTTCGCGGAATTCAAGATCATGGGCGGCACCGCTCGCGGCCTTACCGCTTTAATGAAGGTGCGATCTGCCTATGAAGGCCGGTTGCCAATTGAAGTTTCACCGATGGAAGGCGCTCCCAGCAAGGAAGAGCTGTACCAAATGGTCAATGACCCCAAGTACA